GAAATAAACAAATTTGCAGCAAAAACAAAGGAAGAAAAGGATGAATTTTTAAATAATGTTAAAGAAATATGTATTTATAATCAAAAGCTATTTTTAGAATATGGTAAAAATAGTTGGAAATCACCAATTGAAAACAAAGAATTACAATTAATTTTGAAATTTTTGTTGGATTATCCTAAGAGTATAATTTAACAATATTTATATACATGAATTTAATAACAGAAGTAAATAAACCAAAAGTTACACAATCCATAGTTGTTTATGGCGGCCGCTTTCAACCATTTCATAAAGGACATTATGCAGCTTACCAAAATTTAGTATCTACATTTGGAAAACAAAATGTATATATTGGAACTTCTAATGATACAAGTTCAGATAAATCACCATTTTCATTTAAAGAGAAAAAAGAAATTGCAACTAAGATGTTTGGTATACCAGCATCTAGATTTGTCAAAGTAAACAACCCTTACAGACCCGTAGAGATACTTTCTAAATACGATGGTAAGATTACACAATATATTGCAGCAGTAGGAGAAAAGGACGCCAGTAGGTTAAAGAGTGGATATTTCAAACCATATAAAGGTAAAGCTGGATATGGTTATGATGAAGTTGGTTATTACTATCCAGTACCTGCAGAAGCAAACCCAATTAGTGGAACGGATGTTAGAAAAAAATTAGGAAGTTCAAATAAAGAGGTAGCTAAAAAGTTTTTCTTAAAAGCATATCCATCATTTGATAGAGAGATTTTTAAAATGATTACTTCAAAATTAAATGAAGATGGAATGCCCGGTGGTGTTGGTGTTGGATTAGTTTTACCTGGTGGATATATTAATGGTGCACCAACGGGTTCTAAAAACGAAATTATCGGTGAAATTGAAAATGATGTAAATGAATTTATAACACAATATTTTAATGAAGGTATTTCTGAATCAAAACAGAACTCAATAAATCATTTTGTAGAATACGCAACTAAAAAATTAAAATTAAAAGAAACTCCAAAAATTACTTTACTAAGTGGTAGAGAATATTCTGAAGCAAAAACTTCTTTGGGTGGATATAATCCAATGTCTAAAGAAATATATGTTGCAATAGAAGGTAGACTAACTGCGGACATACTTAGAACTCTTGCGCATGAGATGGTTCACAGAAAACAAGATGAATTGGGTTTAGTAAAAGATGAAATTAAAGATGGTGCAACGGGTTCTCCAATTGAAAACCAAGCACATGCAGTAGCCGGTATCTTAATGAGAAATTATGGTAAGATAAATAAACAAATCTATAACGAAAGTATTAATATAGATGTTGATAAGGGTGATACTGTTTTGATGGGAAAATTTAAAAACAAAAAAGTTGTTGTAAAGGATATTGGAAAGGATGACTACGGAATGCCAACAATTAATGGTAAGAAAGCAACAACATTTAGATTAGGTGATAAAGGCCAAAATATATTTAAAAAAGATGAAATAACTCAAATAGAAAAAGAATTAAATCTTAAGCCAAGTTTTGATGAACAAATTGATGAATTATATAAAGATGTTGAAAACTTTATAGATGATTATTTAGGTGAGGTTAGTAATGTGCAAATATCTAATACAGCCGATGTTCCAGATGGTTCATTTATTCCAAAAGGTAAAAAACGAAAATTAAACACAGCAAAAAGTGAAGATTGGTATGAAAATGGTGGATATACTCAAACCGATTTTCCAAAAGCAGATGCGATATTTGGAGATGATGACGCGGAAGAAAGAATAATTACATATACAATCAAAAATCTTCCTGATGTTGATTATGTAGAAACCGATTTTATTAAAGAAGGTTTGTTAATGGAAGGTGGTGCGTATGGTCATATGTCACACCCATTTGATGATATGGATTTAACATTTGGTGATTTAAAAGATATTATTTCAAAAGCACTTAATGGTGAATTGGGTGTAGTTAGAGAAAAGACAGATGGCCAAGCTTTAGCAATCAGTTGGAAAAATGGTAGATTAATTGCAGCAAGAAATAAAGGACATTTACAAAACGCCGGAGCTAATGCAATGGGAATAGAAGATGTTGCATCAAAATTTGGTGGTAGAGGTGGTTTAACCGATGCATATAATTTTGCAATGAAAGATTTATCAGCAGCAATAAGTGGTTTATCCGACTCACAAAGAAAAAAGATATTTAACGAAGGTAAATGTTTTATGAATTTGGAAGTAATATGGCCAACATCGGTTAATGTTATTCCTTATGGACAAGCGTTGTTAGTCTTTCATAATACAACTTGTTATGATGAAAAAGGAACGGCAATTGGAGCAGATGGTGGAGCAGCCGGAACTTTAGCCGGAATGATTAAGCAAATAAATGCAGATGTTCAATCGAAATATACAATACAAGGCCCACCAATAACATCAATTCCAAAGTCAGAAAATTTAAGTTCTAAACAAGGTAAATATATTTCTAAACTTGCTAAACTACAAAAACAATTTGGTTTATCTGATTCGGATAATGTTGCAAACTATCATCAATCTTGGTGGGAAAACTTTATAGATAAAAACTCACCAATCAAAGTAGATAAATTAACAAAAGAAGCTTTGGTTAGAAGATGGGCATTTGGTGATAAAGGATTTAGATTAACTACAATATCAAAACCAGAATTGCAAGAATGGGCAATTGACCATGATAAAGTAAATGTGGCAAAACAGCAAAAAGATAACATTAAACCATTTGAAGAAATATTCTTAGGAGTTGGTGCAGATATATTAGAATTCGTTGGTAGTGTATTAACCGTACACCCTGAAAAAGCAATTCGTTCAATGAAACAAAAATTTAAACAAGTTGCAACCCAAGTTAGAAATGGTGGAAGTCCTGCACAAATACAAAAATTAAAATCAGAATTAGAAAGATTAAATCAATTAGGTGGTATTGATAAAATTGTTGCAAATGAAGGTTTAGTATTCTTTTATAATGGTAAAACATATAAACTTACAGGTACGTTTGCACCACTAAACCAAATACTTGGCATTTTTTACTCTTAATTTGATATATATTATAATAATAAACAGTTACAAAAAGGAAGATTAGTATGGCAAAAAGAAAAAGTTTTGATGAAAAATCAAAAGGGATGCACAAAACCCGTAAATTAATTATAGATACGGTATTTGGCAGAGAGGACAATACTCAAAAGGTTTTTGGTTATGAAAAAGAAACCGAACAAAAAAGAGAAGTTGGTGAAACATGGACGGATGGTGATGGTAAAGAATGGAGACAAGAGAAAGGATTTAAGACAGTCGTTACTGAAATGGACGATGTTAGAGATTTCTTACATAAATTAAGTCATTGTTCTTCGGAAGATTGTAAAACCGTTCCATATAGTTGGGCAGATAAAAAGTTAATTAGTAAAACCGGAATGTGTGCAACTTGTTTGGCAAAATTTGAAATGAACTTGAGAGTGGATGGGACGTTTCCTTTTTATGAAGATTATAAAATAACAAATAATAAACTTGCGTATGTAAGGGATTATAAAGATAAAATGGTAGAGGCCCTAGATGGTGTAAAACAACAAATGGAAATAATTACCGAAGATGGTAAAGTTGAAAAATGGGAATGGCAAGTAGATATTGAAAAAGTAAAAGTGGATTTAAAAAAAGACATCGATGGAGCGTATGAAGCCATTGAATTATTAATAGAAAGAAAAAGATTATTAGAAGAAAAATTGGTTGAATTAAATCATCCAGAATTAATTAAAAAATAAAAAATATGAAAAAATTATTAAACATTAAGAACATTGCGATTGCAGTTTTGATTGCAATTATTTTATTAGAGTACTTTAACCCAGGCGGTAAAATGCCAGGAAGAACAATCCGTATTGAAGGAAAAAAATACGAAGTTATTAAACACGAAATTGATACAGTTGATATCGTAAAAACAAAAGTAGTAACTAAAAAGGGTGAAGATATCTATCACGAAACAATCGTAGAAAAAGAAGTTCTAATACCAGCAGTAGTTGATACTATGGCTTTATTAAAAGATTATTATTCAAAAGTGTTATACAAAGATACATTAATTTTACCTGATTCATTGGGTACAGTTTCTTTATCGGATACAATTTCACAAAACAAAATCTTTGGTAGAACTTTCAACGCAAGTGTTAAACAAAGAACTATTAAAGAAACTCTTATTGTTAAAGAATTACCAAAAACACAAGTATATTATGGTTTAACTGGTGGATTTAACAAAGCGGATGTGGTTTCAAATGTTGGTGCAGGACTATTAATTAAAACTAAAAAAGATAAAATCTATAATTTAGGTGTTGGTGTTTCTAATAGAGTAACCGATGGAACTAACGGAACATTGTCTCCATATATTGGTGGTGGTGTTTATTGGAAGATTAAATTCAAAAAATAATGGGAGTTCAAGGGCAACCTAAGAAATCATTAAAAGAGATAATAGCTGAAGAATATCGTAAATGTGCATTAGACCCCATTTACTTTATGAAGAAGTATTGTGTTATCCAACACCCGGTGAGAGGAAAAATACCCTTTCACCTTTTCCCATTTCAGGAAGATTGTTTAACTGACTTTAAGGAAAATAGATTAAATATTATTCTTAAATCCCGTCAATTGGGATTATCAACATTATCCGCAGGATTTATTCTTTGGAAAATGTTATTCAACCAAGATTATAATGCATTGGTTATTGCAACAAAAATAACAGTAGCAAAAAACTTAGTTGAAAAGGTAAGAGTAATGCACGACTTACTTCCTGTATGGTTAAGAGATGGTGGTAATAGTTCAGTAGAAGATAATAAACTTTCCCTTAAATTAAAAAATGGTTCACAAGTAAAAGCAATCGCAAGTTCTCCCGACGCAGGTCGTTCGGAAGCATTGTCATTGTTGGTTGTGGATGAAGCTGCATTCATTAGAGATATTGATGAAATTTGGCTATCAGCACAATCTACATTGTCAACGGGTGGTTCTGCAATTGTATTATCTACTCCAAATGGTGTGGGTAATTGGTTTCATAAAATGTGGGTAGAAGGTGAAAGTGGTGCAAATGGATTTAATTGCATAAATTTACATTGGACAAAACATCCAGAAAGAAATCAGGCATGGAGAGACGAACAAACTCGAATATTGGGAGTTAAAGGTGCTTCACAAGAATGTGATTGTGACTTCGTTGGTTCGGGTGATACCGTAATTGACCCGGCATTATTGACTTGGTATAAAGACACATATGTAATGGACCCGGTTGAAAAAACTGGCTTTGATGGTAATTATTGGAAATGGGAACATCCAAATTATAATAGAGCATATATGGTAGTTGCCGATGTCGCTAGAGGTGATGGTTCGGATTATTCTACATTCCAAGTTATTGATATTGAAGATAGTTCACAGGTTGCAGAATATAGAGGTAAAATTGAAACAAAAGATTTTGGAAACTTTTTAGTAGCAGTATCCACAGAATGGAATAATGCACTATTAATTATAGAAAACTCAAATGTAGGATGGGCAACTATCCAACAGGTGATTGATAGAGGATATGGTAACCTATTCTATATGAGTAATGACCTAAAATATATTGATGTTGAAAAACAAATGTCTAATAAGTTTTATAGAGACGAAAAGAAATTGGTTGCAGGATTTGGAACAACGATAAAAACAAGGCCACTTATAATTTCTACATTAGA